TTCTGAAGGAGTGGACATAATGGCAACAGGTACCAGAGCGCTAACGCTCAAACTCCTTGCTGACGTTGATAACTTCACCAAGAATCTAAATAAGGCCGATAACGATGTTATGTCTTTCGGCGATAAGGTCTCAGACTTTGGCAAGAAGGCAGGCCTAGCCTTTGCAGCAGCAGGAGCGGCAGCCGTTGCCTACGCTGGCAAGTTGGCCATTGATGGCGTTAAGTCAGCCATAGCAGATGCAGCAGCCCAGGAGAAGTTAGCCCTTACTCTCAAGAACGTCACAGGCGCAACTGACGATCAGATTAAGGCCACAGAAGATTACATTACCAAGACATCTCTAGCCTTTGGCGTTACAGATGAAGATTTGAGGCCATCGCTAGAGAGGTTGTCCAGAGCAACTGGAAACCTTCAGAAGGCTCAAGAGTTACAGACAGTTGCCATCGATGTTGCAGCAGGTTCAGGTAAATCCCTCGAGGCAGTAACCAATGCAATGGCCAAGGCGGCAGAAGGTAATACCGCAGCACTTGGAAAGTTGGGTATTGGTTTAACTTCAGCGCAATTGAAGACTATGAGCATGGATCAGATTACTGCAAAACTTGCTGATACTTTTGCTAACCAGGCATCTACCCAGGCGGATACATTCCAGGGCAAGATGAACCGACTGACTATCGCCTTCGATGAAGGTAAGGAAAGTCTGGGAGCCTTTATTCTTGATGCTATTACTCCGCTGGTTGAAACAATAGTTAATAAGGTAATTCCAGCAATTGCAGACTTTGTAGATAATTTAAGCGAAAACCTAGCGCCAATCATGAAAGCAATCCAACCAATCATCAATGGAGTACGCAACGCCTTTAATTCAGTTAAAAACTCTCTCATTGAAAACAATGACGAACTTCAACCTTTTTATAATTTCATGAAAGATATTTATAGTTTTGCCAAAAATTACCTAGCGCCTATTTTGGGCAATACTCTAGGCTTAGCCTTTACTGCTTTGGGTAAAATTATTGCTGGAGTTATCGATACTTTTGCGGGATTCGTCTCACAATTGACCGCTATCTATAATCGAATTAAGGGCATTATTGATTTTATTAGAGGCGCAGCTGGAGCAGTCTCAGACTTCTTTGGAGGCAGTTCAAGCACTTCAACATCCTCAGTTCCCAAAGTTTCGACCGCTTCAGTTCCAAAGGTAAGCCAGGCATCAAGCCAAATGAACATCACCGTTAATGGGGCTATTGATCCAGAAGGAACTGCTAGAACTATCGTAAGCGTACTTAATAATTCAGCAGCTCGAGGCACTCTGGGCGCGGCGGGATTTGCTTACTAATGACTGCATACACACCCGATTACAAAGTATTAATTAATGGAGTTGAGTTAAGTAATATAACTATTGCTGATCTTACTATTACATCAGGGCGTACTGATATCTATCAACAGCCTTTAGCCGGCTATTGCCAGCTTCAACTGCTTAACTTTGCCAATTCAAGTTATAATTTTACTGTAGGTACTAGCCTCACAGTCGAGGTAACCAACTCGGTTGGCACCTATATCCCAATATTTGGCGGCTTAATCTCAGACTTTACAATTACGGTCAATCAAGCTGGTTCTTTAGGATATACCACAGTAGCTTCAATCACCGCTCTAGGAGCCTTATCTAAACTCCCAAAGATTATTGATTCTGCGACTCTTACCCAAGATTACGATGGTGACCAGATTTATCACCTTTTATCTCAATACCTGCTAGGCCAATGGAATGAAGTGCCAGCCGCTGAAACTTGGGCTACTTATGATCCTACTGAAACCTGGGCTAACGCAGTTAATATCGGATTAGGCGAGATAGATCAGCCAGGAGATTATGAGCTTATTGGACGATCTGCCAGCAATACAGACCTTTATTCAATTTGCACTGCTATTGCTAATTCAGCCTTTGGAGTACTTTACGAGGATGCAAACGGCAAGATCGGTTATGCAGACCAGACACATCGACAAGACTATTTGGCAACCAATGGCTACACCACACTTGATGCTAACCATGCCAACGGTTTAGGACTATCAGCCACAACACGCGCTGGAGATTTACGAAACCAGTTTACTATTGTTTACGATAACAACGGAAATCAAAGCTACACAGCCACCGACTCAATCAGCCAATCTCTTTATGGAGTTTATGCTGAACAGTACACATCCAGAATCAAAAATACTGCGGATGCTGAATCTTTGGCAGATCGTTATATCGAACTTAGAGCCAATCCTTACCCTAAATTCCAGAGCATAACTTTTGTTCTTGGTAACCCTGAAATTGATGATGCAGATCGTGATGCTTTAATTAACATATTTCTAGGCCAACCAGTCTGGATTCAAAATTTGCCACCAAATATCGATGAAGGCTCATTTCAGGGCTATATCGAAGGTTGGACATTTAGGGCAACCTTGAATAATCTAAGCGTAACATTCAACGCATCTCCTGTGAACTTCTCCCAAACTGCGGTAAAATGGTCTGGTGTAAATGCAGCGGAGAGATGGAACACACTTAATACAAGCCTAACCTGGCTAGATGCGATAGGAGTAGTAGCGTAATGGCAACAACAACCACAAACTTTGGGTGGGATATTCCCCAGTCCACGGATTTAGTAAAAGATGGCGCCACCGCTATTGCAGCTCTTGGCCAAGATATCGATACCGCTTTGGTAGACCTAAAGGGTGGAACTACTGGACAGGTATTAGCAAAGGCAACAGGCACAGACTTAGATTTCTCTTGGATAGCAAACGCTCCAGCAACTAATGCCGTCCTCAATGCGCCCTTGGAATTAATCAACATATCTGCTACCGCTGCTACAGGAACTATTAACGTCGAGGTTGGATCAGTAGGTTCAGTCTGGTATTACACCACAAACGCTTCAGCAAACTTTACTCTTAACTTCAGAAAGTCATCTGGCGCGACTCTTGCCGGTCTATTGGCTACTGGTCAGTCGGTCACAATTACATTTTTGAACACTAATGGAGCAACTGCGTATTACCCTACTGCTTTCCAAATCGATGGATCATCAGTAACTCCTAAATGGCAGGGTGGCTCAGCTCCTACAGGCGGCAATGCTTCCTCAGTAGATGCTTATGTATTTACGATTATCAAGACTGCTGCTACACCTTCATACCTAGTACTGGCCTCACAGACTAAGTTTGCGTAAATCATGCCGATTCTATCTTCATTGGCTGGAGCAGCCGCACGATCATACGGAATAACTACATCCCGTAAGCCTGTAGTAACAGGCGGAACACTTACATCGGATGCCAGTTATTTCTATCGAACCTTTACTGGTAATGGAACTTTGACCGTAACTGATTCACCTATCGCCTTGGAAGTTCTAGCAGTTGCAGGTGGCGGAGCAGGCGGAGTTGGACACGGGGCAGGTGCCGGCTCGGGCGGAGCCATATTTTTATCAGGCTCAGTTGGCGCTGCTGCATACACGATAACAATTGGCGCGGGTGGAACTTCGACCGCAACCCAAAACGGAACAAATGGCATCGATACCACAGGCTTTGGCTTAACTGCTTTTGGAGGCGGTGGCGGTAAAAAAGGTAATGGCGGAGTAGGTATTGACGGCGGTTGCGGTGGCGGTGGCGGAGCAGGAGGAGACTTTGCAACACCTGCTGGCGGATCATCAACACAAACTAGCAATGGCGGTGGTACTGGTTATGGTACTGCTGGCGGTGCAGGTTATTCAGATACAACAAGTTATTCATTTGGTGGTTCAGGCGGTGGCATCGGAGTAGCTGGAACTGCTGCAACAACAACTGCTGCGGGCATTGGTGGAGACGGTAAAAACACCTGGTCAGATTGGGCTACTGCAACCTCAACAGGTGCAAGCGGTTACTACGGCGGCGGAGGCGGCGGTGGCACGGGGCGCCCAGGATACGGCCCAGGTTCAGGAGGAGCAGGCGGCGGTGGAGCGGGCGGTAGTTCATCTGGAGTTAATGGAGTTGCAGGAACTGTAAATACAGGTGGCGGCGGAGGCGGCGGCTCATCTGGCAGCAATAACGGTAACGTACTTGGTGGCGCTGGCGGTTCAGGAATTCTGATAGTTCGATATCTAAAGACGGCGGTTTAATATGAGTCATTGGGCAGAAATAGATGAGAACTCGATAGTTACTCGCGTATTGGTAGGAGATAATAATGATCCTGCTGGTGATGAAGGATATCAATGGCTCCTGGATAATCTTGGCGGCACTTGGATTAAAACAAGCTATAACGGCAAAATCCGCTATAACTATGCAGGCATTGGTTACACCTATGATCCGATAGATGATGCTTTCGTGCCACCTATTCCATGCGAACATGAAGAAGCATTACTTAACGAGCTAAAGCAATGGGAGTGTGCAGCCTGTGAAGCCTTGGCTATGTAAAGCAGGTCAGCAACTGAGAGAACAGTTTGATGACTCATTCCCAGATAGAGATCGTACTTCCGATGGATGGATTGGCGATACACGCCATTCAGCGCGCCCTAGCGATCACAACCCTACTGAGTTGCTTAGGGTCGTTCGCGCCATCGATGTTGATAGAGATGTCTCTGGTTCAGCGAAACCCGACCTCATGCCCGATATTGCGGATCAGATTCGACTCGCGGCCAAGGCAGGAGACAAGCGCATTGCCTATGTCATCTTCAACGGCAGAATTGCATCGTCTCGCATGGGATGGCGCTGGCGCAAGTATTCGGGAAGCAACCCACATAACCATCATTGCCATATCAGCTTCACTTCAAAGGGTGATATGGATTCTTCGTTCTTTAATATCCCGCTACTAGGAGGCACACAATGAATATGAAAAACCCTTATGTAATGAGCATCGGAGCGTTCTTGGCTGTGTGGGGAACAACCTCAAACTTTGCTCTTGATTACCGTTCAGTTCTAGGCGCAGTAGTCGCAGGTGTATTTGGTTATGCCACGCCAAAGCGATGAGTCCACAGGATTGGGCTGCGATTGTAGCCATTTGCGCGACGGTTCTAACTGGTACGGCTGCACTCTTACGATTTGTAGTGTTGC